TGGGGCGTTGACAGAATCATCCTGCTTGGGTTTGATTGCGGCCCTAGCTTAAAAGGCGAAGCGCACTGGTTTGGGCAACATCCACCGACGCTAACAACGACACAGCCCTACGAGCTCTGGCGAGCTAAGTTCCCAAGGCTTGCAGCAGACTTGCAAAGGCAAGGCGTAAAGGTTATCAACGCAAGCAGACACACCACGTTGACATGCTTTGAGCGTAAACCGATAGACCAATGCTAACCCTACTTACCGCCACCGGAGAAAGGCAGCGAGCATGGGACTTGTGCCAAATCTGGATGGCAAGACAGACATATACGGGCCCTGTCCGATGGGTTATTGTGGACGATGGCAAGCATCAGCAAGAAACAACATTTAGCCGCAAGCACTGGGAGCTTGTTTTTGTAAGGCCTGAGCCATTTTGGGATGGTTCAAACACGCAGGCGAGGAACTTACAGGCAGGTCTCGCACAGATTACTGGCGTCGAGTGGGTTGTCATTATCGAGGATGACGATTATTACGCTCCGCAATGGCTAGAGACTGTTTTTGCTCAGTTTAAGAACGCTGAGTTGATCGGAGAGCGACGAGCCCGTTACTACAATTTGCAAACCAAGACCTGGCGACACATGGAAAACATGATTCACGCAAGCCTATGCTCTACGGCTATGCGTAGCAATGCGCTTGCATTGTTTAGAAGCGTTGCTTCGACTCAGCACAAGTTTATTGACATTGTGCTTTGGGAGAAGGCTAAGTCGAGGCATCTTTTCGACTCGCAGCTCACGGTAGGTATAAAAGGACTGCCAGGGCGAGCCGGTATCGGATCGGGGCATGACCCGCATTTCCACGGAAAATTTGACCACGATGGGTCAAAACTGAGAGAATGGCTCGGGGCAGATTCTCAGTATTACATGAACGATAAGGACAGCAAGAATGCTACCCAAGCTGATCGCACAGGGCGACCAATCCGTTGAGCCTGTTACGCTGGCGCAGGCCCAGCTGCATTTGCGCTTGGATTTGGAGGCTGGGCAGCATCCAGACGATTCGCTTGTATCTGCACTCATCACCGTCGCTCGACAAGATGCTGAGAACTATACGGGCTTGGCGCTGACGCAGCAAACCTTTGTCGCTTACTACGACGAATTCCCAACAGACGATTTAGACCTTGGCATCTGGCCGGTTCGCTCGATCACCTCCGTTCAATATGTCGATAGTGATGGAAATACTCAGACACTTTCATCGAACGCCTATCGTTTAGATCCTAACGACAAGCCAGCGGTACTGCAATACGTTGACCCTTGGCCTCAGACTAAGGTGCAAAAGAACGCAGTCACGGTTACTTTTGTTGCTGGCTATGCAGCTGGAAGCCCTACGCGATGGAACCTTCCGAAACCGATCTATCAAGCCATGCTTATGATGATCGGGCATTTGTACGAGAACAGAGAAAGCGTCAACGTCGGAAACATGGTTACGCCTTATCCTTTAGGGATGATGCACCTTTTGACACCTTATCGAATCAAGATGGGGGTCTAATGTGCGGGCTGGCAAACTTAACCGACGCATACGGATACAAGAACAAAGTCTCTCCGTTGATGATTACGGTCAGCAGATCGAGACTTGGGCGGATATTGCGATTGTTTGGGCAAGCATTAGACCTGTCAAAACAACCTCAGCGCGAGAGAAGGTCAAGGCTTTTGAGCTTAGCCCAGATATTACGCACGAGATTACTGTTCGGTACAACGCTAATTTCTTGCCTGCATCGATTACCGATTCGCGGCGTATTGTCTATCAAAGCCGTGTGTACAACATTGCAGCGGCCTATGACATCGATGAAGATCGAAAGTCGATTGTTTTTGAGTGCAGAGACTCTGGCGTTGTACTGCAAGGAGAGATTGAGAATTTTGCTTTTGAGAATGGCGACCTTCTCATTCTTGAAAACGGCGACTATTTGATTTTGGAGTAAACATGGCAGACGTAAAGATCAGTCAGCTTAACGACGGATCGCCAGCTCAGTCAGGCGATGAAATTCCCGTTACGCGTGGTGCTAGTAACTTCAAAATCTCTATTGGCGACATTGCGACGCTTGCAACAAGTACGCTCGGCACGATTTCGACGCAAGACTCTGATGATGTCTCAATCACGGGAGGCTCAATTGCTGGAATCACTGACTTGGCGCTTGCAGACGGTGGTACTGGGGCTAGCACTGCTGCTGGGGCAAGGACTAACCTTCTTCCGTCTTATACTAGCAATGCTCTCAAGGTGCTTAGGGTCAATGCTGACGCGACGGATGTAGAGTGGGCAACGGATAATGGAAGCGTAACTAGCGTCACAGCAGGCACAGGTTTGAGCGGTGGCACGATTACAACCACAGGCACGATTGCGCTTGCAACAGCCTATGGAGACACGGTTAACCCTTACGCAGCCAAGACAGCAAACTATGTGCTTGCTGCACCTAACGGATCGTCTGGAGCGCCTACATTCAGGGCTTTAGTCGCTGCTGATATTCCAACGCTTAATCAAAGCACATCAGGCAATGCGGCAACGGCTACAGCCTTGCAAACTGCGCGAACGATCAACGGCGTATCATTCGATGGCACAGCTAATATTACGGTTGCAGCGGTCACGTCCGTTGGCTTGACGATGCCGAGTGGGTTTTCTGTTGCAAACTCACCTGTAACGAGCTCAGGCACGATTGCTGTCACGACTAGCCTAAGCGGGATTTTGAAGGCTAACGGATCAGGCTTTACGACAGCGACAAGCGGAACAGATTATGCGCCAGCTACGAGCGGCACTTCGATTCTGTACGGCAATGGCTCCGGTGGTTTTAGTAACGTTACTGTAGGCACTGGCCTTAGCTTTAGCGCAGGAACACTCTCGGCTACTGGAGCAGGTGGATCAGGCGATGTAGTCGGGCCATCATCGGCAACAGATAGTCAGATTGCGCTATTCGATGGCACCACTGGTAAGTTGATCAAAGCCGCATCGACCACTGGACTGCTAAAGGCATCTTCAGGCGTGATTGCAGCGGCCACAAGCGGTACGGATTACGCTCCAGCAACGTCAGGCACAAGCATACTAAAAGGCTCTGGCTCTGGAGGCTTTAGCAACGCTACGGCAGGCACAGATTATCTCGCTCCTCCGTCTGGCACAGCAATTCTAAAAGCCAATTCTGGCGGTGCTCTTGCTAATGCTACGGCAGGCACAGATTACCTTGCACCACCATCTGGAACATCGCTGCTTAAAGCTAACTCTGGCGGCGCATTAGCTAATGCCACAGCAGGCACAGATTACGCAGCGGCGACCACTGGAACGAACGCGCAGTTGCTCGCTAACAACGGCAGCGGTGGCTTTTCTAATGTAACGGTTGGGTCAGGCTTGTCTTATGATGCTGGGACATTGACAGCAACCGGCGGCGGTGGTGGTTACTCAACAGCTCAGAATTTTGCTTGGTTTTTATCGTAAGGATTTCTCATGGCTACCTTAGTCTTAGACTCAACGACCAAGACGATAAAGGCGGTAATGTCTGGCGCTGCTGCGACCAGCAACCCAGAATTTGTCGTTACTTGGGCTGATAGCACATCATCTTCGCTCACAGAGGGATCGACCGACGGTGCGCTAAATGGCACGACACCGGTTACACTTGTAGCAGCTCCTGCCTCCTCGACCAGGCGCGTTATCAAGTCGATTAGCATTCAAAACAAGGACAGCGCGTCTGTCACGCTCACAATAAGCTACGACAATAACGGGACAGCTAGACAGTTAGCAAAGGTGACGCTAGCAGAAAATGACACTTGGACAACCGATGGGGTTTACGATACAAACGGCAACCTCAAGACCTCTGCATCCGGTGCCGGTACTGTAACGACAGTTTCAGTCGCGTCTGCTAACGGTTTTGCTGGTACGGTAGCAAACGCAACATCAACACCTGCGATTACGCTTTCCACCTCAATTACAGGGGTTCTAAAGGGAAATGGAACGGCAATATCTGCCGCAACATCTGGCACTGATTATTTAGCACCTCCATCTGGCACCGCAATATTAAAAGCTAACTCAGGTGGCGCTCTTGCCAATGCTTCAGCGGGAACGGATTACGTGGCTCCGGGCGGCGCTTTAGGTACACCATCTTCTGGAACGCTCTCTAGTTGTACGGTAGATGGTACTAATGGCGTTGGCTACATCAACGCTCCGCAAAGCACGAACACGACAGTTGCTGCAACAGATGCAGGTAAGCACATTTACTTTACAGGCGGTTCTACGGCAACGCTTACAGTAAACACAAATGCAACGACGCCACTTGCAACTGGAACCGTCATTCTTGTTGTCAATGACAACTCTGGAAACTTGACGATTTCCGGTGCTGGCGTGACGTTTCAGCTAGCAAACGGCGCAACAGGTAACAGGACGGTGGCGACAAAAGGGATGGCGACGATGTTAAAGGTTGCAACCGATACTTGGTATGTTTCTGGAGCGGGGGTAACCTAATGGCTGGCGCACTTACAGCGGCAATTGCCGCCGCGTTCTCTGGTGGTGGCTCTCCTCCGGTTACTACCGACCCCTACTTTGAATACACCACGCTACTGCTTCCTGGCAACGGTACGAATGGCGCACAGAACAATTTATTCCTAGACAGCGGAACGGCTGGAGATGCGGTATTTACAGCTAGCATTTCTGGAACCACGATGACTGTTAGTGCTGTAACGTCAGGCACGATTTATGTCGGGTGTTTGATTACAGGCACAGGGGTGCTCGCCAATACAACCATTACAGCTTTGGGTACTGGTTCTGGAGGCGTAGGTACTTACACAGTCAGCCAATCACAAACCGTTTCTAGTACAACGATAACTTCTGATGGCTTCCCCATCACCCGCAACGGCAACACCACACAAGGTACGTTCTCACCGTTTAGTCAGACGGGGTGGGGGAATTATTTTACGGGTAGCAGTGCGCTAAATGCTACCAATGCGTTGTTTAACCCATCCGGTGCGTTTACGGTTGAGTTATGGTTTTACCCAACTGATAACACAACGCAATATCAAGGTCTTATTAGTACGTGGCCGGATGGGCTTAGTCCAGCTCAGGGGATTCAAATCTGGAAGTCTGGAGCTACGTGTTATATCTCAATTGGGAACCCATCCACGGGATCGGTTCAGGTTGCTACGTTTACGTGGGCAACATATATTAATCAATGGAATCACATAGCACTTGTTCGCAACAGTAGCGATAGTTGCGCTGCTTTTTTGAATGGCACAAGGCTTGCTGCACCAGTAACAAAATCAGGCGCTCCCGGTCAAACTGCTTTGACGATTGGAAGATCGTTTCCAAATAACGCAAACTATTATTTCACTGGTTATATATCAAACGCTAGGTTTGTAAGCGGCAACAACGAATACAACCCAGCTTCTTCAACGATAACAGTCCCGACCACTCCGCTAACAGCGGTAACAAATACAGCACTGCTTACTTGCCAATCAAATCGCTTTGTTGATAGCAGCGCAAGCCCAAACACAATCACGCTTACTGGCTCTCCTACCGTACAAGCCTTCTCCCCATTCAACCCCACTGCATCGTGGTCTGCTGCGACTTATGGTGGGTCAGGGTATTTTGATGGGAATGGGGATTATTTATCCATACCCAACTCTGCTAACTTAAACAGCACTGGTGATTTTACAATTGAAGGGTGGGCGTACATTACAAGCGCATCATCTTACGCTGGCATGTTCAGCATGAGGGCAAGTACAGGCGCAACTAACGGTGCTTCAATAACTTTCATCAATACTGGGTATATTGAGTTTGCTGTTAACCCTGGTGGCAAAAACCTGACAACACCCACCCCGCTTAATCAGTGGTTTCACGTTGCGTTAGTACGTTCTGGTAGTTCAACTAATAATTGCAGTTGTTATTTGAACGGGACACGGGTAGCGCAATTTACATCTACATCTCAAGCAAACGGAGCTTCTAACGGTGCTGTTATTGGGCGTTATTACGCAGACGGGACTAACCAATATTGGGTGACAGGATATTTATCAAATGTGCGGTATGTTGTTGGTACGGCAGTTTACTCAGGCGCAACAATTACAGTCCCAACCGCACCACTCACCGCCATCACCAACACAAGCCTCCTCCTCAACTTCACCAACGCCGGTATCTACGATGCTACAAGTAAGAATGACTTGGAGACGGTGGGTAATGCTCAGATAAGTACGACACAGAGCAAGTTTGGCGGAAGTAGTATGTACTTTGATGGGACGGGGGATTATTTATACGGCCCTAGTAATAATTTAGTTAATTTTGGCACTGGGGCTTTTACTATTGAAGGGTGGGTTTATGCTTTAGCAACTCCTTCTGACGCAGGTTTCTTTACCAATGGCGGTGCGGCAACAGGTTCGTTGGGTTTTTATTTCTTAACAGGATATTTGCGGTTTGATATTTACGGTGGTGGTGGTTTTGCTGCGACGACTCTTTTGCCGCTAAATCAGTGGGTTCACATAGCTTGCGTCAGGTCAGGAAATACCGTAACTCTGTATCAAAACGGCACAAGCGTAGGAAGTTCTACGATTACTGATAACAACACAAGTTCGCTTTGTTATGTTGGCACAAAAGGATGGGACTTAACAAAAGTATTTAACGGTTATATGCAAGACGTTCGCATTACCAAAGGCTACGCTCGCTACACATCCAACTTCACTGCACCAACAGCAGCCCTCCCAACCCTATAGGACTAGACCATGCAATACTGGACAAAGAACGGGTCTATCCCAAGCACTGAAACAGATGGCACAGAAGGCTGGCAACAGGCTCCTTCGCCTCCGACAGACATTCCTGATGGTAAAGAACTGGTATGGCTAAACTGGGAATGGCTGATACGTGACCCTAAGCCACAAGACAGGGAAGGGTGGCAGTGGAACTGGCAGCACGAAGGCAGAATGTGGGTGGAGAGTCCGTGGGGTATTCTTGAGTCAGTGGAAATTGTTGCTTTTGAAGATCAGGCGGAACCTACATTCTTGCCTGAAGCGTTGACCACAGACCAGATCGTGAATCTAAGTACGGCGCAGATCAATGCAGCGGGAATTTGAAGTAACCGGCCTATCTGATCTCTACGCAGCACTGCAAGAGCTGCCCGTGAGAATCGAGCGCAATATCACGAGAGGTGCTTTGCGAGCTGGCGTTGCTGTGTTTAGAGATGAGGCAAGGGGTAATGTCCCTAAAGATTCCGGTTTTCTTCGCAAGTCCATCAAGTCGGAATCAGACGTTCGTCGTGGCAAGGCATACGGATACGTCAGAATCGATCGCAATAAAGGCGGTGCTTTTTACGCTCACATGCTCGAATTTGGAACAGCCAGCTATTACACTGGAAGCGGTCGTAGTAAGCGTCAACCCTATCGCATCCCGAAAGCGACGATTGGCAGGAAGAAAACGGCGAACACGGTTTCGAAGAGACTAAAATTCAATACGCCAGGTGGTTTTGTGATTCGCAATGCTGTGATTCACCCAGGCATCAAACCGACATTCTTTATGCGTAAAGCCTTTGATCGTAAGCAAAAAGAAGCGATGGACGCTTTCAAGGTTTACGTTCAAAACCGATTACCTATAGAGGTTGCGAAGCTAAGATGAGTGCGGAACTAATCGTTGCAGAGCTTCTTAAAGATGCGTCGATCACGGCGATCATCGGTACGCGCAATGCGCTTGTGCAGCTTCCAAAGAATACAAACTATCCTGCTTTGGTCTATACGGTCATCGACACGACACCTGACCCAGTGCTAGCCTATCAATCAGCAGATCAAATGGCTCGCGCTAGAATCCAATTCAATCCGCTTGCAAAAGACATTGCAACCGTTAAGCAAATCCTCGCTGCATTGCGGACTCTGCTTGATTTCAAGCATAATGATACTGTTTTGGGGCATCTTATTGTGAGCTGCCGCTTAGACAATATCGGCCCTGTAGACCGAGACAATGATATTGGTGTCTGGACTCAGCCAGCCGATTACA